CAAAAGTACATTTTTCTACTAATATTGCACCGCCCGTACCAGGATTAGCTATTCCTGCGCCTTCACGTTGTGTAAATGCCGTATTAGAAATTGTATTAAAACGTAGATTCTTAACGGTTAGCAAATTAGATGCAAATCTAGCTCCACTAGAAGGTAATATATTTTCTACTATAAAACCATAATTACAGTTACTAATCCCTCTTTGTTTAAAGTCATACGTACAATTGATAGAGCCTTGGTGTAATACGCCAATATCAAACCCATCAATAGACAAACCTTCGTAGTTGCTATATCCTGCTAGTTGAACTACAAGTCCTGTCCCTGCTTTAGCTCCTGCTTTTTGTAACTTAAGATTTTTAATTGACATACCAAGTATGCCATAACTTGTATTATTACCAATTGATAAACAAGTTCCAGTTCCCGTGAAATATAGTTCGGCTGCACCTTGTCCTTCTAAATTACAGTAACTTGTATTATTTGATAAAGATATAGTAGATGAAACAACATACTTTCCACTTGGAAATATAACTGTTACTAAAGAATCTGGACTAAGTGGATTTACAATTAAAGATTGGCTACTAGCATAAGTAATTGCAGCTTGAATGGCAGCAGTGTCGTCTGTAGTTCCATTGCCTGTAGCACCAAAGTCCTTGACACTAACCCTTTCACGTAATTTATTTTGAACAGTATTAGCTACTGCTCCTGTACCTGCAGGTGTGTAGACAGCTGTCCCATTATACGTAGCACCATTTACATCATTAAGCCAAGGATGTGTAATTACAGTGCCTTGTGAAAATACAGTTGAAGTCATAGATTTAAATCCCATCCTAAAGGTATACGTCCTGAAACAGAACATCCAGCTACAGCATATCCAGATACACAAGAACCACCATCGGTAGTGCACTCTGGTCTAGAGCCATTATCATATCCTGCTTGGGCACAGTCAGCTGTTCCATAATCAGCTACAGCATTAACAGTTACTAAAGTACAAATAAAATCATACTGGTCTTGGGGTTCGTCCCTAACCCAAGGTACTAATTGAGGGTCTGGAACACCTCGTACAAAATCTTGTGGCTGACGTATTTCCCAATCTTGTGGGCAACACATAAGGCCATCCCAACGTTGTTTTAGTTTAGAAGCTTTATACTTCCTACCACATACGTCACAAATGGCTTCCCAGTCGCCCTTATCATATCTAGCATAGTAAGACATTAGATGCTTTTAAGTAATTCCAACTGTTTAGCTACTTTAGTTTCACGAGCTACTAAAGCAATAAGTCTATCATTGTATACAGCTTCTGAAGCTTGTACAGAATCTAAACGAGTTGTAAGCTCTGTATTAGTTTTAGTTTTATATTGTTCAAATGTATGAACATCATCAGCTAACTTAGCTTGAGCAGAAGCTAAAGAACCTTCTCTATCTTGTAGAGATGAATTTTGTAATGTTAGCTTTTCTGTTTTATTTTTAATGTCTAATAGCTTCTTATTATAGTCTTCTTCAATAGCTACTGCCTTTGCATCAAGGGCATCTACTTGTTTTTGATAGTCAGCTTGTTCTGCTTCTAAGTTTGCCTTAGCATCTTCAATAGACTGGTAAGCTTGTAAGTCAGCTAAGGTAGCTTTAAGCTCTTCTAGTCTAGCTTTAATTTCATCTGTCTGAATAAAGTTAAAAGCAATTACTTGCTCTCTAAATGCTAATAAGTCTTCTGGTGTTACTCCGCCTCTTGCCATTGTATTACTCCTTAAATATCTGTTGAGTCAACAAACTCAGTTGTTTTTAATTTATTATAAATCTTTTCACGGGTTGCATCTTTGATGTAATCATCATTAGAATATGCTAAATTTTGCCATGCGCAAGGCTCAAGATTATCTTCACGAACTTCTTTAGATACATATCCATTAATAACTACCTCTACAGATTTGTTTTTAAAGTCCTCGCTAATAGAAAAGATATTCCAATAGTTTGCATCAATTCCGAATACTGTTTTTACTGATTTTAATAGAGCCATGATTTATCCAAACAAAAAGAAAAAGTTACTATTTGTTGTTGATGCGGTGTTGTAAGTTAAAATAACAATCCCGTTTCCGCCTAAAGTTGTAAACCCAGATGCCGCCGCCCCGCCTCCGCCGCCATAAGTTCCGCCGTTGCCGCCTCCGTTATTAGCACCGCCACCACCGCCTCCGCATCCAGCAGTACCGCCTGCCGTAGCAGTCCAAATTACATCTATTGAACCAGCACTAGCAGTTCCAGTTAAATAATTACCGCCACCACCGCCGCCATTAGAAGCAGAACCAGCAGAACCAGTACCAGTTCCAGCCGTTCCTCCTCCCGTTCCTAGCCTATTGTTACCGCCTGCCGTTGCTGTATTTGCTAATGTAGTGCTAGTTGCGGCTGACCCGTTATTTGCACCGCCACCACCTGCCCCAGTATTAGCAACCGCATTTCCTCCTGCCGCACCATTACCATTTGGACCAGCAGAACCACCGCCGCCACCTTTCCCTGCTGGAGTTGCACTTGAGCCGCCAACACCCCCAGTAAAAAGAACATCGCCAACAACGCCAGCGCCGCCAGCAGATGTAGCGCCAAGAGTAGTTCCTGATGCGCCACCGTTAGCACGACATCCTTGCGCGGTTGTTGTTGGTGCGGCATTAGTATTTGAATTAAACCATGTGTTGCCGCCAGCAGATGCAGTTGTTGCCACTCCTACTGATACATAAGCCGTGCTGTTAGCAGACAATCCAGTTACGGATGTTGATTTTGCATATCCACCGCCGCCGCCGGCAGGGTATCTTGCTAAAAGAGTAGCAGAACCGCCCGCGCCAATTGCTTCTACTGATACAAGTGAACCAAAGTCACTAGGAATAGTGATTGTTGCGGTTGATGTATAAAATACTGTTTTTACTGCCATGTTATGCCACCGCTACACATCGCCATTTAGATGTAGCTACGTTCCATACAAAGCCGACATCAAGACGATTGGTTGTAACTGTTGTTGTTGGAAGTGCTACTGTAGATGCTTCAAAAGATGCACCCCATGTAATTGCACGAGCAGCAGTACCTACAATGTAAATCCATAGTTTCTGACCATCTGTAGGAGTGCCACTTAAATTTGTAGTGAACGATGTAATGTCAACCGCTTGAGCAGTTAAACCAAATATATCTGTGTTGTCAGTATTAATTGTAGGTGTTGCACTAGATGTTGTTGTTGATGACCTAGAAGTAATACGTTTGTTAGTAAGTGTTTGAGTGTCTGATATACCTACGATAGCACCTGATGGTGCAGATGAACTGCTTAATACAACGCTACCTGTTCCAGTTGTTGCTTTGCTTACTAGATTTTTACTTGCATCTGTAAATACAGCTTGTGATGCTGTAAGTGATGCTATATTTGTAGCTATACTATTAATTTGTGTATAAGAATGATTAACAGTTAAATATTGCCCATCGCTACTTGAACCTATGTTTGTAGCACCAAGATTAGTACCATTAATATCTACAGTTGAACCGCCTTGTAAAGCTAATGAAGTTCCCCCGATTATACTTGCAGTTGAGTTAGTGGTTAAGGATAAAGTATTGGCTGTAGAGTTTAATGTATTTGCATTTATAGTTGTTGTGTGAACAACGCTAGTGCTATATTTGCCTATAGTTACATTAGATATACCTGTTCCATTAGATGTAAGTCCAATATTGATTGTTCTTGTTGCACCTGACGTTACATTACCGCTTCCAAGCGCAATTGTTTGAGTGCCTGTGCTTCTGCCAATGTTAATTGCACCTGAACCTGATGTTGCACCAATTGAAATAACATTTCCTGAGCCACCAATTTGAATAGTTTGTGTTGATGCACTTCTGCCTAAAGTAATTGTGCCTGTAGCACCTGTGCCACCCAAAAGTATTGTGCCAGAAGATTGACCTGCTACAAATGTAGTATTCCCAGTTACTGTCCCTGCGGCAGTACCACCAATATCTAAAGGACCAATTGTTTGGTTTGAAGCAAATTGTTGATTTTGGTCATTAGAGCCAGTTAATTGTAAACCACCTGTTATTCGAGTTACACCACTAACTTGAAGACTGCTTGCTGAAGCATCTGCAATATTTGGAGCGCCAGTAAGTGTTGGACTATCACTTAATACAACACTACCTGTGCCTGTAACACCATAAGATGTTCCCCATGCGCTACCTGTAGAATTAGGGATTCCAGCAGGAGGGTATGAGCCAACTACTGGAGTTTGATACAATGGATTATTAAGAACTTGGTTAATACTAGTGGTCATTCTATATACCCATAGCTAAAGTAACTGTAGCACCTGTACCAGAGATAGCTGTAACGTTACCTCTAACATATGACCAAGTAGCAAAGCTAGCAAAGCCATCAGTAGCAGTAGTAGTACCTGATAAAGTAATAGTACCCAAGGTTAAAAAGTTTACATTATCATTACTAACTTCAACAGCCACTGTAGCAGACACTGCTCCTGTTCCAGACACAATAGCCTGGAATGTTTTGGACGCATCTATTACAGGGGCTTTTGATGAGCCAGCTCCAGTAGATGTTACACTAGATAATAATGTAGTAACCATTAAAATTGTTTAGATAAATAAATAATAACAGAAAAAGATAAAACTTTACCTACTGACCATCCTTCAGTTGAGTAATAAATTTTACCTGTAGCTCCAGCAGGAAGAACTCCTGGTGTTCCTGTAGAACCTTTAATTTGTAAACCACCAAAGTCACGGTAGTCTGCTTTAGCACGTCCTGTTAGTTCTTCAATACGAACTGGACTTGTAGCATCCCAAAAAAGATTAAATGATAAACCATCTTCAATGTTATGAATAATTTTACCAATACGGTATGAAGAGGCTTTAAGGTAATTAGACCCAGTAGGGTCAACAGATGATTGTACAGCAGGGTCTACTAGAAGAGTAGAAGAGACATCAGACGTATCTAATACCCCTTCTACCTTAAGGACTGTTCTGACTGCACCATCCTCCATAATTTGGATTGATGTTGAGTTAGCCATTATAGTTCCTTATTAACGTAAGACTTCTACAGAAGCAGCAACAAAATCAATTGTCATTGTATCAGTAGCTGTTGGTGTAATTTGGAATACTGGAGATAATAAAGCGTTAGTTAAAGTAGTACCAGATGAACCAATTGTAGGAGCTGTTACACGAGCTACTAAGTTATCTGAAACATAAACTAATACATCAGTACCATTGTAATAAAAACCTACATCAAACCAAGTAGCTGCTACTGCTGTAGCTACACCAGTTGCTAATGTTGTTGTTGTTGAGTTTACAACTGATACTACGTTAATAGATGTTGATGATGCTGCCTTAGAAAACCAGATACCATCATTAGCTGATGAACCTGCTTGCAAACCTACACGAAAAGACACTGAGCCAGCAACTGCTGATACTTGAAACTTAGCATTATACCAAGCTTGTTGTCCAGCAATAAATTGGAACATGGTATAAGTTTTGTAAGCTGAAGAAGCTGTAGTAGCGCCACCTGGTGTTAAGACAGCTTGACCACCTAAAGCATTTGTAAGTGCAAATGTAGATGATGTACCAGTAGCTGTGTACTCGCCTACTCTATCTACAAAGTCATTTGAATATTGTGCTACACCTAGTGTAGGAAGACTACCAGAGTGGAATGGAGCTGGTACAGGATAGTTACCATAAAGGTATAATGCTGGGACTGTTGATAGGCCATTTGGGTGGCGGGTTGGATTAGACATTTAAATCTCCTTTGACGTTGTCTATTTAACAACGCACTGAATGTGCGTCATCGGGGATTACTTGTTTAGCAAGAACGGGTCTTACCAGGGTCTGGGCGTTTGCCCTTTTCTTTTTGATGTTCAAAACCCATGATGGGCTCCTTAGAAAAGTAGTAAGGTAAGTCAGTAATAAATTACTAACCTACCCTACTAGTATACACTATTTAAAGTAGATTGTCAAGCGGTATTTTTAAGGACCGTTAACACCCCAAATAGCACGTGGGTCTGACCAACCAAATGAATAACGCTCATAGCCTTTAGCCTTAACGTTCATTGTGTCAAAGTCATTGTCTTGGTCAAACTGAATACCTACACGCTCATAATACTTCATACCTGTTTTGCCTGGGATAGTGTTACGTAAGAACCAAGCGTTAGGAGCTGTTAAGTAATGGTTAACCTTAAAGCCACCAGGAATGTAATTACCAGACTTGATAACGTTGATATCATTGTTACCATTACCTGTTTGGTATGATGAGTGTAAGATACGTTGTGCATTGAACACTTGTTGACGTGGGATAATCAAACAATGTGGCATGATGTTAATCAATAAGCCACGGTCATTTTGAAGACCCATAATAGCAACAACTGCATCTTCTAAAGCTGCTTCTGACAAGTCAGCATCAATAGCTGGACGGTTAGCCCATGTACCACCTGATGTGTTAGGGTGAGCTGTTGAAGCCAAAGCTACGTTATCACCACCAACATATGAAGCATTGAAAGCACGGTTGTAAACGTTAGCTGCAACGTTTTCTTTTGTTTGACGGAAAGACATAGCTAATGCAGCAGCACGACGACGTGAAACTGACTCATACAAATTGTCATCCAATTCTTCTTTAGTTACAATGTAACCAGAAGCGTATGCAATGTGTGTGTAGCGAGTTGTGAAGCCTTGTACTTCTGAATCGTATGTAACGCCTTGACCTTCAGACTTACGTGTTACTAAACCAAAACCAGTAAGTTGTACATCTTCTTCATAGTTTTGATGTGATGTTTCTGAATCAAACAAGTCAGTATATTCTACTTGATGCTCGTCGTATGTTTGACCCCACCATTGTTTAACACCAGGCCAGAGGGCCTTTGGGTGACTTGCGGTTGAAATTAAACCAGCCATTTTATTCTCCTAATATATTAATTAAACGCCAGTACGGCCTGTAGTAGCACCAATAAGTGCGTGTACGTTAAAGCGAACTTGTAACGCAGCATAAGCACCAAAGGCATTGTCAGCACGTTGTACTAAACCAATTACTTGTAATGGTAATGAGTTAGTAGTAGCTGGACCTGTAGCAACTGTAGATGAGTAAGGTGAAGCATTACCTAATGTAGATGATTGGTCTGCAGTAATAGTAACGTTAACGTTTTTATTCATGTTAGCAGCAGCCCAAACAGTTGAGTCACCTTGAATTTCAAATACTGTTGAAGGGTCAGTAACTACGTAAGCATAGTGTAAACCAGAGCTTAGTGGTAGGTATGCTTTTTCTAAAGCTAGTGAGTTACCAACTAAAGACACACCAGGGTCGGCAACACGAATACCTACAATAACACCAACTGGTAATGTAGAAGCGGCAACAGTACCTGCCCATTTAGTACAGTAAGCAATACCATCAGCATCAGCACCTGTAGCTAAAGTAACAATGTCACCAATAGCATATGTGTTTGAAGCATCATTTGGAATTGCAAATAGAGTGGCTCCGTCAGACCAAGGACTACCGTCTACGTTTTGTACTGGGCTAAGGCCCTTTGGACGATTAATATT